CCTGCTACCCTTAAAGTATCTGGCAAAGTTCACCGTGTCTATAAAGACAAAAAGGGTGATGTTGTAGTTGACCATGCTGGTTCTAAAAAGGAAAATGGCAAATACGATAAAATAGATTTAACCAAGAAGGCTGGTGCCAAGACGGTTAAAGAAGGTGTCAAAGCCACAAAAGCTTGGCATAAAAACAACCCTCATAAGAAAGCGGGAAAGTAATGTGTGCAACCTGTGGCTGTAAACAGCCTAAGAATAAGCATGGCGAGAAAACTCTTGCTGCTGCTAACAAGAAATTTGCTAAGAAAACAACAAAGAAAGCTGGTAAGAAGTAATGTGTAAGAACTGCGGTAAAGCAAAGTGTAGCTGTAAGGCTGCCGACAAGAAGCAGGATGCCAAAACCACTAAAGGCATGACTCCTGCACAAAAGGCTAAGTTCCAGAAGGACGACAAGAAGATGGACAAGAAGCCTATGTCTCGCAAGGAAGATACCAAGAAAGACAATGCGTTAGCCAAGAAGATTAAAAAGAAGTAAGTGTTTAGGGCCCCGAAAGGGGCCCTTTCCTTTATCCTTATAAGTAGTTCCATTGCGGGAACTAAGTCACTACCCTGCCTATACCTTTGCAACTCTCTTAGGAGAACCCATGAATCGTGAGCATGAAACTCAAGCCTCACTACCTGACTTTTATCATGGTGCCACGCACAATCAGGACATAGGTTACTTTATAGGGTTGCTTCTGGGTTTGGGCAGAGGTCGTTGGTGAATAAAAAGAAATTTTTGCCTTATCTAAAGGCTTCTTTAAAAAGCTCCGAGTCTGGTCTCCAGCAAAAATGGAACAAGACGGCTTCAGCTCGTGGCTGGGACCCAAGCCTAACTCAGAAAGTTAACGTTACTACAGGTCTTCATGGCGTAGCATTTAATTATCCTGATGATGTAGTCGGTCACGTTAATGCAGCCGAATACGGCGACTTAGGCAAACCCCCACAGGCAGCTATGCGTGAGTTTGCTGACCTATCTAAAAAAGACATTGAGCGAGCAGTAATGCAAGCAGCTACTAGATATTTTGCGGATTTGGGGCTACTTAAATGACATTTGCTTTGGCTGAAGATGCCGCTATGAAAACATACCTTTCTGGCATTACTGTTGGCGATGAATTAACTAACCCTCGTACTGTAAAGGTATGGTTTGGGTATCCTGATGTAGAGGTTCGTGCCCAGGACTTTCCTTTTATTACTATTGATTTAATTGGTATTCGGGAGTCCACTGAGCGCCAAACTTCTGGATATGTATACGATGCAAACTACATGGGCACCAGAGCAATTACCCAAGATTCTCGTGGAAATGATTTGTGGTACGGGTATGAAATCCCAGTTGCTTATGATTTGGTTTACCAAATTACCTCACATAGCCGACATCCTCGCCACGATAGGGCTATAATTTTACAGTTACATCAAAAGTTTCCAGGTATGCGTGGGCATTTACCTGTGCCTGATGACTTAGGCACTAGCACGGCATACCGACATATGTTCTTAGAGGGTTACTTTAAGAACGATAGAGCAGAAGGCGAAAACGGAAATAAGCGCCTTTTACGGAATATGTATACGGTGCGGGTAGTTAGCCAACTTCCACTAAGCGTTGTGGACCAATTAACTGCTGTAAATACTGTCAACTCTACATTAAATCAAACCTCTTAAGGAGAAAAAATGGCTAACATTAACCGCCCAGGTGTGTACATTGAAGAAATAGCTTCAGCCAATACCCCTATTACGCCTACTGCTGCAGAATCAGTCGCAGTGTTTGTTGGTTACACTGACCGAGGACCTGTAACCACATCCAGTGGAGCTGGAACACCTACTAAAGGAACGTATGTAGGTAAGCCTACTCTTGTTACAGGTTGGGATGACTATTGTGCTAAGTTTAGTTTTAAAACCGATATCTTTAACACAATTCCTACCTATACGGTTACTCCGTCAGCAATTGCTACAGGAACTACAACGGTTGTTATTGCAACTAACTCAGCACTTCCATCCAACCCAGCAAACTCTTTGTACATCGGCTCTACCCTAACAGCTACAGGAACTACAGGTTCTGCTACGCTAATTCCAGCTGGAACATACATCACGGGAATTAGTGGCACTAACTCATTTACAGTTAACAACTCTGTAAACGTAACAACAGGTACAACTATTTCTATTGGTCCAAGCCTTCCATTTAAATACGCCCTGCAGTCTTTCTTTGAAAATAACGGCTCCTCTGCTTACATTTTACGCGATATTCCAAATGACGCAGATAAGTCATCCGCAATTCTTCTTGACCAGAATGGTGTAGTTTCTACTAACTCTGCAACTAATAACATAACTTTTACTGCTGCTACAGCACCATCTGGAATTAATCTAACTAACTCAGTAACTAGTGCAACAACTCAGATTACTGTAACAGGTACTGTGACTGCCGCACTAGGTGCAACTATTACGGGAACAGGTATTCCTGCTGGAACTACCGTTACTAACGTAGCCAGCCAAGTACTTACATTGTCTAATAGTGTTTCATCTATTTTGGCTGGAGCAACCCTAACATTTACATCAAACCTTGTTGTTAGTGCTGCTTCTGGAACACCTTTTGCAAACGCTGAAGTTGGCCGTGTAGTTAACTTTACTGGCGTAACTGCAACTGGATTTACTACTGCTCTGGCATCAACTAATAGCTATGTTATTTCATCAGTAATTAGCTCAACAGCGATTGCTGTAGGGTACACAGGAAACGTTGCTACTGCTACGCAGTCTAGTGGAACCATTAGCATCATTGGCGCACAGCCAAGCACCCAAGCAACCCTAAACGTCTATGCTATTGAGCCAGGAATTTGGGGAAATAACATTTGGGTGGGCGTAACTCCAGGTACTAATAGTGGGTACTTTAATCTGTCTGTTTACTACAGCACTGCCACAACAGCAGCTGGTGTAGCTAGCGGGGCTTTGGAAACATACCCTAATTGCAGCATGGACTCAACAAACACTAGTAAGTATGTTGTTAACCAAGTAAACGGCGTATCTAAATACATTACAGTTTCAGACGCTGGCTCTACGGCAGCTGGTAGTTATGATTTACCAGCATTTACTGTTGGCTGGAACCCAGCTTTAGCAACGACTACAAACGGCGTGTTCTCTTGGAACGCTTCATACACTCAAGCACTTGCATCGGGAACTTCACTAGTTCAGTTAGGTTCTACTACAGCAACTAAAGTAAGTTTGGCTGGTAACGCAGGCGCTGAAGGAACAGCAGCAAACGCTAATCCATTAGCCACTGTTACTCTTCCAAAACTAGATGAAGTAAACTTGCCTTTGGTAATTAACTACCCATACAAGTCTGATACCGCAACAGTTACTGCATTAGCAACTTATGCCGCTAACCGCTCAGACTCATTTGTTATTGCCGATTACCCATTACTAAACACCGCAGGACTTAACTCTACAACAACGGCAGATGTACTTGGTGCACTTAACCAATGGAATACCAATGCTAGTTATTTAGCTACTTACTACCCAGCACTTGCTGTAGCAGATAACGTAACTTATAATCAGACAATCAATATCTCTCCAAGCGGAGCGGTTGTAGGAAAGTACATTGCTACTGACTCATCTCGCGGAGTGTTTAAGGCTCCAGCTGGCTATTCAACGCAACTGGCTGGTGGCTACGCAACTTCAGTGGGAGCACTTCCTAGTTCAGATTATGATTTAATTAATGGAAACAAAAACAATCTAAATGTTATTCGTTACATTCCTGGTTCAGGGTACTGCATCATGGGTGCACGAACAGTAGATAATGCATCATCTCTTGTCCGCTATGTTTCAGTTCGCCGTACTTTAGGCTTTATTGAGTACAACTTAAAGCAGTTAACTTTGTTTGCTGTATTTGAGCCAAACGACCAAAATTTATGGAACAGCATTAAAGCTCAACTTTCAGGATACTTGGGAGATTTGTGGAGAGCTGGTGGACTCAATGGAACTACAGAATCTGAAGCATTCTATGTTAAGTGTGATAACACAAACAACACAGTTTCATCCATTAATAATGGTTACTTAAATGTTGAAGTTGGCGTAGCTCTTGGACGACCAGCCGAATTCATCGTTATCCGCGTAAGCCAAATAAGTGGCAGCACAACCGTTACGACTAGTGTCTAAGGAGATATGAAAAATGTCGGAAACAAAAAAGAACATTAACGTCATTGATGATAGGTCCACTATTGCCACTGACCCAATGCGTGGCTTTAGATTCCGTGCCACTTTCAAAGAAGCACAGAATATAAAGAGCTTATTTGACCCACGGGTTAAGTCATTTAGCGGTGGGTTCTCAGGTATCTCTGGGCTAAATGTATCAACGGCCCCTATCCCTTACCGTGAGGGCGGCTACAACACCACGATTCATAACATTCCTGGACTAACTACATTTGAGCCTGTTACGTTCTCCCGTGGTTTCTTGTATGGAAACGATAGTGCTATTACTTGGATGCGTGGCTTGTTTGCGGCATCTTCTGGTGAAGGATACAACGTTAACGATTCAGGAACCGCTGGATTCCGTTGCAACGTAAAAATTGAACTGATGGACCACCCAAATGCTGGGCAGACAACTAATACTCCTCGTGTCGGTTTTTTCTTGCACAACGCTTGGATTTCCCGCTTAAGTTACACCGACCTTAACGCTGGTGCTAACGAGCTTATGTACGAAACCATGACACTAGTTCATGAAGGTTTGACCATCGCTATGTTGGATAAGAACGGAAACGTAACTGGCACTGACCAGCCAAGCATTAGTGGCTTCTAATCTATAGTACAATATATCTATACAAATAAGGAAAACTATGACTGAGATGATATCCGACCCGCAGGAAATTGCAAGGGCAGCAGCGCTGTTTCAAGGTGAAGAAGATTTTGAAGTAGAGACTGTTGAGCCGCCTTCCAATGAAGTATTCCTTCCTGGTGGGTATATCAACAAAGATGGAAGCTTAGTTAAGTTAGCCGAAATTCGTGAACTAAATGGTTCTGATGAAGAGGCTTTGGCTAAGTCTACTAACGCAAATCGTGCACTAAACGTCATTATTAACCGAGGATTAGTCAGCCTTGGTGGAGAACCAGTATCTAAAGAAGTTTTAGATAACCTGCTTTCTGGTGATAGAGATGCTATTTTATTAGCCATCCGAAACATCACTTTTGGCAGTAAAATTGAATATAGCGTATTCTGCTCAAGTTGTTCATCTCAGCAAATAGTTGAGGTTGACTTGGAAGAAGACGTAGAGTCTGTGAACTTAGAAGACCCGTTTAATGACCGAATCTTTACTGTACAGGGTAAGGCGGGGGAAATTGCGGTAGCGCTTCCTAATGGAATTACAAGCAATAAGTTCTTAGATTCAGAGAATAAATCAGTGGCTGAAATGGTTACAGAAATCCTTTCTGGATGTATCCTTACAATCAATGATGAACCTTCTCTAGGCAGGACTACTGCACTACAGCTTGGAATTGCTGACCGTGAGTTAATTACGGCTGAGATTTACAAGCGCACCCCAGGCCCACGCCTTGGGGAGGTGAAAAAGGCTTGCGAGGCATGTGATGCAGAACTTACTCTGTCACTAAGTCTAGCTAGCTTATTTCGCTTACAATAAAGAAACTTATGTCAATTTATTGGACCAGTACGAAATACTAACTCGCGCATTTAATTGGACCCTTAAGGATGTTCGTTCCCTATCTTTTAGGGAGCGTACTAATTGGATTGCACGTTCTTTACGCAAGATTAGGAGTTAGTAATGGCTGGTGATTTAGCAAGCACACTTTCTAGTGCTGCACAAGACTCTGCTACGCTTGCCCAAAATATGGAAGCGGCAGCTAACTCCGCTCAATCTCTTGTTACTAGTGTTAGTGGTTCTAACCTCAGCGGTAATCCTGGAAATACTGTTGTAGCTAATCATACTACTAGTAGTAGTCAAACTGCAAACAATAGTAACGGCGGAGCTAGAGGTTGGCCAAGTAGCCAAGCTAGTTCTTCTATAGCTCCTGGAGCCGCTCCTGCTAGTACATCCACTGCTCAATCTGTAGACATGACTTCAGGAAAAGGTATTGGTAAATACCTTACGGCTGCTCTTGCTGGTGTAGAAACTATTGGTGCTTTTTTACCAACAATCCAAGAAACTGTTACGGCACAATCTTTAGGCGAACGTATTAGATTTTTTGGTAATACTACAACATACGGCTCACTTCGCACTGGACCACAAGGTAATGAAACCAATAAAGCTGCTTATGATTTAATGCGTAAAGCATCTTTAGCTGGTAGTGCCACATCTCCACTTGATGCTGCAAATGCCATTAATGCTGGAATGAGCGCGGGGCTTCTTCCTGGCCTTTCTAATTATGGCGTAGGTGTTAAGCCTGGTACAGGTATTCTTGGCGGAGCCGCATTGGCGTCTAATCTTGTTGGCGGTATTGGTATTACTGGTGGTATGCAGGCAATGGCTACTCTAAACCAAGCGTCTAGCGTAAACATGCTTAAAATGGTTGGTATTGATGTGCGTAATTCTAGCGGCACAGGCATGAATGATTTACCTAGCATTATTAATAAAGTTTATGAAATGCTTAAACAGTCTGCTGGACACAACCCCACTCCTGAAGAAATTGCTGTTTCTATGCAATCAGGAAATGCTTTGGATAGTTTTCTTAACCAATATTTCGGCGGAGACCCTGCACTTAAAGATGTAGTTCTTGCGGGACTTATGCAACAAGCTAAAATGGGCGGAGCTTCCCTCTACAATGCGGGAACTAAACAAGCCCTTCAAAGTACGGGAGCTATTACTGGAGCTATCACTTCAGCGGGCTACCGTAATACATCAGAACTTCAAATGATTCAGCAATACTCTAAAACAACTACAGCAACGTCTGTAAAAATGAATACTGCTCTTCAAACCGCATACGGCTATTTAGGTAACCATGCTGGAAGAGGGTTGTTAAACGATATTGCTATGGTTAACACAGGAATTGGTGCTTTTGCTGCTGCTCGTGGTGGAGCGGGCGCAGTAGCTATAAATAACATGCTTGATATAGTAGGCTCTGGTCTTGATAGTGGTGGAAAAGTTGCATCTGGGTTAACCAAAGCTTTATCTTCTAAAGCTGGAATGATTGGATTAGCGGGCGCTGGTCTACTTGCTGCTGGAGTTACCGATTATGCAGGAAGCGCGTTAAAGAGCCACACTACAGGCCTTGGCGCTACGCCTTGGGACCCTGTTCACTATGGCGGCGCCCCAGTTGCACAAGCATCTCAGCAAGGCCCAGTGTTTACTGGCGCAATTACTATTCAAGTAACAGCCCCTCCTGGAACAGATGCTGGAATGTTTGGCGCTGGAATTCGTGACGCGTTGACAAGGAGTAACTAATGTCTATTCCACATTTTAAAATTACAAAAGTGCTTGAGGCCCGTTCTTCTAACGATACTGTTCGCACTACTTCTTTAATGGTTTTTTATAGCACTTTACCTTCTGGCGTAACTGTAAGTATTACAGGCGGAACTTTACAGTACTCATTAAGCGGAGGAACTACTTGGGTAACTGTGCCTCTTATTCAAATTTCTCAAAATAGCTTTAAAATAGTTGCTGTCCCAAGGTCTGAAACATATCACTTACAGCTACGAGTATACAATGCTACTGGCATTATTGCAATTACTGATTTATTTAATGTAACTGTAACGGGTACTGGAAGTGTTGTTCCGCCCGTTGTACATCACAAAAATAATACTCACACACAGCATACGCATGTAACAAAACATACACAACACAAGAAAAAGGTTATAACACATCTACCTAATGGTAAAGGTAAAGTACCTAAAGACCATAAAGGAAACACCGTTCCTAAAAGCCCTTTAGGTTTGCATGGCTATCAATGGAATTTACCTCCACATCAATGGAGTATGCCAATTGAACCTTCTCGTGATTCATTAGTAGTCAATACAGCATCCTACATTGAAGGCTCTTCACATAAGTTTCGCCGTGGACGCATCTATTGGTATTCCCGTGTAGACAGTTCCTACTTAACTAGTAAGGACTACAACTCTGGGTCAGATAAAAAAGACCCTCGTTATGGCTTTCAATTTTTGTGGAATCCTAGTGAAATCCAAACACAGGTAGCCATGAACTTAAATGTTACTCCATCTTTTGCGGATAAGTTTGTTGATGTAGCTGGAGCGTTTCCAAGTGGAGAGTATTTGTCATTTACTATTCGCATTGACCGAACTAATGATTTTGCTTGTATTAAAACCATGCCTAAAAATTTATCTGAGCCAGTGGGACCTAATTCTAAAAATTATACTACTTACGACAGGTTAGCAACATATTACTCCAAATCAGAATTTTATTCTGGCAACAATAGTTTAGACGCAAATTTTGGACAAACTTTTACAAAGAAGATTAAAGACTTGCAAAAGTATGGAACTTTGGCTGACATTGAATACTTGTACAAAGCTATCAATGGTCCAGGCTGGACTAACGTTGCAACTGGGCGTGATAGTTCTGACATTGGGTTCTTAAGCCCCACCTTGTTACGCGTAGATATCGGGCCACTTAGTTACTTAGGTTATGTAAACAGTATGGGCATTAGCCATATCTCATTCTCTAGAAACATGGTACCTATGATTTCAGAAGTTTCTATTCAGTTTAACTTAATGGCTACGGCTGGATTGGCGACAAAGTAATGGCTATCTACAATGATTCTAGGTACTACGAGTCCACAGTAAATTACTTTACTAAGAAAGAAAATGGACAAGTTTACCCTATTACATTTTACAGTTTTGATGAATTAGATTCAATTTCGTTTAGTATTCATACTTATGTTTCTGGTGAAACTCTTCAGGGAATTTCTCAAGTATATTACCAAAACCCATCTTTATGGTGGACTATTGCTGAGTACAATCCAGAGGTCACAGATTTGTTTAACATTACTCCAGGAACTTTATTAAGGATTCCTAATGTTTAATTACCTATCTTTAAAATTCCCTAAATCTCAAAATCCCCCTTTGCGAATAACTTCTTTTGTTTTGCACCAAGATAGGTACGCACATGAGTTTGCAACTGTACGTCTAAGGGACTGGAATGTTCAATATGCTAACGTCAAACCTGGAGACCCTGTTCAATGCATTTTACGCGGGGTAGACGGAACTAGAGAATTTGTTGGATACATTCATACTATTCGCCCACATGTAACGCCTAACACGCGAATCACTGACATTGATATTATCGGTGCTTCATATACTATGAAACAAGCTAGACAAGAAGTGTTTAAAGACAATGTGGCGTTTCAACCTGACCCAACAAAACAGCCAGGAGTTGTTCAGCTAATAGCTGCAAAACATGGGTTTGCTGTGGAGGGAGATTTTTACCCTCGTGTATTTCCTCAACTAGTCCAGCCAGGTATTAGCGACTTTCAATTCTTATCACGGCTTGCTCAACAATGTGGATACACCTTTAGAGTGGAAAATACAACCATTCACTTTAAGACTTTAGTTACTGACTTTAATAATTACAAGAGCACATGCCAAAACTTTGTTATGCGCGAGAGCGGTGACCCAAAGGGCTATACCTTGTACTCTTTCAATTTAACTCTTGGTGAAAGCATCAGATACTACGATGCCCAAAAATCAACATCTCAAGTTGGTGGAGTAGACGCAGGTACAGGTGCCACAAGTATTATAACTAACCAATTACGCCCAACAGCTATTAATACAAACTCTACCTCAGAGTTTTTTGATAGCTACAAAACTGACATTGTTGCGCCTTCAGCAGATGCGGTAAGGTACGAAGCTATTGCTGCTGATGAGCGTAATAGATTTCCTTACCGAGCAAATATTGAAGTAATTGGCACTCCTAACATTAGTCCAGACCAACCTATTTACTTAAGTGGATTAGGGCCAGATTATTCTGGGTACTGGGTTGTAATTGCTGTTCAACATCACATTGTAGAAACCACACAAAATAACTTTAAATACACTACTAAAATTCAAATAGGGTCAGACTCGCTAGGTTCTGCTAACCCTTTGAGTAAAAATTATATTGAAGTACCTAACCCAGTAAAGATTAGAAAATTAATACCAAACACTGTAAATAAAAATGTGTCTAAGAGGTCGGTGTTAACAACAAGCTCTAGTGTTTACAATAACCCTGGGTTTAGCAGAATAACTAAAAAACCAAAGTTAACTAAAAACTCTAAAGATACTGCAGCCGTTTGGGTTAACCCTACTCCTTTGTCTGTAGCAATTGGTATCAATAACAAAACCGCCGCTGTACAAGCTCGCCTTAAAGCATTGGGGCAACTAAATGTATAGTGAAATTTTTACTGGCGATATTCAAGATAAAAGGTTTTTTGGCATCTACCGTGGCATTGTAGTTGATACCAACGACCCAAAAAATTTAGGAAGACTAAAAATGCAAATTCCTCAAATACTAGGGACTGCTGTAACTAATTGGTCTTGGCCTATTATTGGTGGCTATACCCCGCAACCTGGAGATGGTTGCTGGGTAATGTTTGAAGGCGGAGACCCTAATTTCCCACTATGGCTAGGAGCGTTCTAATGGCTAACATTACTCAATTACAAAATAGCTATGTTATTGATTACCCATTTTCCTTTACCAATCAAGGAAAAGTTGGAATAGTTAAAGACTCTGATTCTAAAGTATGGAGGACTAAGATTTTATCTTTAGTATCTACAGGAACTTTAGAAAGAGTTTGGTACTCTAATTACGGCATTGATTTAAATTCGCTTTTGTTTGAAAATTCTAAATCTGCCGTAGAAGAAGCAGTTCGTGGAATCAATGAACTATTTACTTCTTGGCTTCCTGAACTAGAACTCAATGATGTTCAAGTGGGGGCAGATGAGGTTAATGGGTACTTGGTGCTAAGCGCTATTTACACATTGCCATCAGGCAAGCAAGATTCTGTTAAAATAGATACTTCGTCCTTAGCTGCTACGGGCGAAAAGATTGAAGGTATGTAATGGCTGATAACTTATACAATCCCCAAATGGACTACACGTCTAGGGACTATGCGTCAATTCGTGATGACCTTATTGGGCTTATTAGTAATTTTGCGCCTCAGTGGACCTCTCGCGATTCAAGTGATTTTGGCATTGTACTAATTGAACTGTTTGCATATCTTGGTGACATTATTAACTACCAAATTGACCGTGCTGCTAATGAGTCTTTTATTGACACTGCAACCCAGCGCGATACTGTTTTACGTTTAGCACAACTACTTGGCTATACCCCAAATAGTATAACTGCCGCTACAGGAACAGTAACTATTACAAATAGTAGTGCCAGTGCTGTAACAGTTCCAATCTATACTCAAGTTAGTTCGGCCTCTGACGGCGTAAACCCAGAAGTAACGTTTACAACTGATTCAGATATTACTGTAAACGCATCGTCTAGCGCAAGTGTTACTGTTACTCAAGGACTTATAAGCGATAGTATTACTATTGGTATTTCTGACGGCGGTCTTGACCAATCATTTGCTTTACCAGATTCGGGTGTGATTGTTGACGCATCTATGTCAGTGTCAGTAGGAAGCATTACGTACAGCCGAGTTTCATTTATAGTTGACTACGGACCAGATGACCCTGTTTATACTACTTATACAGATGCAAATGGCGTTACTTACATTGAATTTGGTGATGGAATTTCTGGAAGAATTCCACCAAATGGGCAAACTATTACTGCAATTTATCGTTATACAACAACGGCGGCATCTCTTGGAAATGTTGGGGCTGGAACTATAATTGTTATAGACACTGCAGCGTTAACCGCTTCTCCATCTGTAACTAATGCGGCTGCTACTTCTGGTGGCGCTGACTATGAATCAACTGATTCTATTAGAATTAATGCCCCTAAATCTTTACGCTCATTAAATAGGGCGGTATCAGCTGATGATTACGGTAACCTTGCTTTAAGTGTAAATGGAGTAGCTAAGGCAAAAGCAATTGGAACTGCGTTTTCATCTATTGCTTTGTATCTAGCCGCATCTGGTGGAGGTAAGGCGTCCTCAACTGTAAAAAGCAATGTAGCCTCATACTTTACAGGAAAGACTCCTCCTGGAACAACCTTGTCTATTTATGACTATTCCCCAACCTATGGTTATGTAAATGTTACCGTTGCAGTGCTTCCGCAATACAACGCCGTAAGCGTACAAGCTTCAGTGCAAAGTGCTTTAGCCTCTTTGTTTAATTTTGATAACGTTACGTTTAATGATTTTATTTCTGAAGGAGATTTGTATTCAGCCATAAAATCTGTTGATGGAGTTTCTTATGTAACAATCAATGATTACGAAAAACTTCCCTCAAACGTTAACCAAACAAGTGGTTTATATTCACAAACTGGAACAGTGTCAGCAACTACATCATCTGTAACTACCGTAGTAATTACGGCTGGTACATGTGGAATTATGAATAACTCAATTATTACAGCGGTTAATGGGTTAACAACACACGCTGCTGTTGGTAAAACAATTACAAACGTTACGCTTAATGGAACTTCAGCAACAAATACTTTGACATTAAGTGCAGCTACAAGCTTTGCTGCTAATGATGTTATTACTGTTAAAGGAAATAATGGGCTAACTCCTGGAGCCCGTGATTTAACTTGTGGAATAAATGAAATTCCTATATACAACGCTAATTACTTTACTATTACAACAACTGGTGGTGCCTCTTAATGGTAAATTTGTCTACGGTTGACGCAACATACAAAGTAAGTATGGATGCTAGGCCATCTAATTACGGAGTTACTCACATTAGTTGGGGAATTCTTGACCCCACATTAAATTGGCTTAACTTGTATTTAGTTCGTAGTACAACAGGTTACCCACAAAATCCCTCTGATGGCGTACAAATTTACAGCACGGCAACTGCTGATGTGATTTTTACAATCCCAACAATAAGTACGGGTGGAGTTGCAAGCTCTATAAGCACAGATTGGGCTGGAGCATCTGCAACCGCAACCTGCGCGGCAGGTACCGCAGCCTACCCAATTCAAATGACATCTACTACAGGTGCAACTTTAAGCCAAGGTCAAGGGCTAACCGTAAACAACGCTAGTGTTGGAACTTTTACTATAAACACTGGTGGGTCTAATTTTGGTGTTTACGATAAAGTAAGAATCCCATCAACAGCGTTTGTAGCAAATCCAGCGACTACTAGTCTAGGAGTTAATAATGTTTACCACGTTTACGATGATGGTTCAAGTTTATCTAGCACCGTAAACCCTGGGTATAACGTAACTGGAGCAGTTACAAAAGCACCAAAATATTATTACTCTTTATTTGTTTCTTACTACAATACTAATGACGGAACTACTGTTTCTCCAACAATGGTTCAAGGACAAAAATATGTAAAATGGAAAAAAATTGGAGAAATATCTTCTGACATAGTGCAGACTAATCGTGTGGTTGATAATAGTGGCGCGGTATTAGTAAAAGGCACAAAAGATATTATTATTGACCACTTACCAAAGTTTTACTTTAAAAAATTAAATAATACCTATAACCAAGACTTAGATGATTTTATTAGTTTATTTGCTTTTCATCTAGACTCATACATCCAAAAAAATAAAAATGTTTTTAACATAACTAAAACAAATACTTTGGATGAACTTCTTTTAACGCGTTTGTTAAACGAACTTGGAGGTCAATTTGTAGGAACAAGCAACTTAACCCAAGCAAGAACTCTTGTTAAGAATATTGTAAGAAACTTTAAATTTAACGGTTCTACTTTGGGTATCTCTGATTACCTTGAGTCTTATAGTGGCTAC